AGCATATAGGCGGCCTTAACAGCCGTTCCTTAACTCGAGGCGTCTAGTGCGACAACCCACTCTTTTACCCTTTCACACGCTATTTTTGTAAAATATCGTGTAACGGTACCCACCGCCACCTGATCTTGGTGGCGGTACTCACTATGGTCCCTGCCTCCCACTTATCGTAGGGAGAGGGTTCCTCAGTAAAGAACTGATGTAATAGTGAGTCATCCGCGTCTCGTTGTTTGGATACTGCACCGGTAAAGGTGGGGATCCGAACTTCGCCTCGTTGGAGAGCCTCGTTATAGCGATGCTTGAAAGGACATCGCAAATGCTGAGGATCCAGAAAGGTATAGAAACCACGAACTCCTGAACTCGGACGAATCTGAGGGAAAATTAATCCCCCAAAGGTCCGCTCTAGTACACGACAGGTTTCCATACACCACTTCTGGTAGAAGAGGTTTCTGGTGTCTAATGCACTAGCGACCGATTCAGGCTTCCCGTCCCACAGTCTCCGCACATATACAGGGCTTACATTAACCCCTTTATATGCGTCAACGCCGCAAGATTCGCGAAAGAAACCTTTCGCGTAACTCTTAGCTTCGTTGACCTTGAAGTGCAAGCACTCCAAGGCTGTTGATACGGTTTCCCACGCGTCAATCGGCACGATTATATCGTCACCGAAGACACTGAGCGACCCTGCTAAATCCTCCATCGCCTCGGTACGCATTGGTAGTCTACGACAAAACATCGTAGCTGCTATGCTTATCCCGAGGAAGATGAAAGCCTCAACAGGGAACGTACAGGCGCTACCCATAGTACTGAATTTATTCAGTCTATGGGTGAACACACCGTGATCGATGTGTTCGACCCGAACGAATCGGGTCCTGCAGGCAATCAAGTGTTTGAGGAGATTCGGGTTTCCCCGGAAAGCCTCTCCCACAAGATCACATGTTACACAATCGCTAGCGCTAGACAAATCTAACGTGGCGAGAGTGCCGTCAACGGAAGCCTTCCTGCAAAGCTCTTGGTTCAATGATTGATCATTAAACCGCAAGAAAGCAGAGAAGATGGGGTGTTTCCCCATGCGAGTCTTCATAAAGTGCCAAACATTTTGTTGACACCACTGATGACTGCTCGGTTCAGCCGCAATTAACCGCGGCTTATCCAAGGTCTTCCTAACAGCGACGAGTCTGGAGGATTCTTCTCCTTCAGGACAAACATGTATGTTCCTTAACCAGGAAGTATGACTGTAATAGCCATACTCACTGATCGGGAACATGCTATCCAAGCGTGAGGGCCAACTATACCAATTGTATTTGTTGACCCGGCCTGGACGTGCAGATATTGCACCAGGGCCATGCCTAAACTTCCACTCGGATGGTTCATACCGTCCGAGCGAAGTCGACAAGTATCCGAACACGAAGTCCAGATACTTAGTCAGGAGCTCTCCTTTTCCACTTGTGAAGGTGGCATTGGAGATTCTCCAGTGGAGTTCACTTTCGGGGTCACAGAATCCTCTGTACACCGCCGAGACCTCCACCGAAGACGGATCTTCAGAATCCCAGATCTCGCTTTTTGATCTGGGAATTGAAAAATCCAATTCGAGGAACGACTCGATTTCTCGAGTAGTATCCTCTTGGCTACATTGGAGCTCAATCTTTTTAGCCAGGTATAAAACCTGTCGAATAAAGAATATAGCTTCAACACTAGCTTGCTCCTTAAGAGTGCCGTCATCGTCAAAAACCAGTAACATCAGTCCCCCAAGAAACTTGGGGATCGGATTCTGCTTTTTCTTTCTCCCTGAAAAGGGAAGAAGAGGAGCAGTGTACTGACCGTCAGATAAACACCGATCAAAGTGTTTACCTAAGCGAGGAAGGTCGATCGCGAGACCAACCATACCTCTTGACGACGCGATGAGCTGCATTCGGGCGAGATCTCTCTCGCATTCCTGCAACAATTGTGGGAATGCTACGGTGATATCACGGAAGATACCACCGTAGACTTCAAGAATTTGTTCACAATGGCGTTTAGACAAAGGGATAGTATCCTAATGTCCCATCGCCAGAGGAACCCTCCACTCGAAAGAGTCTAATCAATCGAGTGAAGAACGGGATCGGCTGTCGGAGAAGCTTGTGCCTGGGAAGGCACTTGCTAACTCTCCCAACCTTCCAACTTGATCATCTGTGCGTTACTGGACGCAATTGCCCAGTTAAACACGCCCGCGGCAATCGCTGCCACGGACCGACCAGCGTTGGATTGTAGTACAAAGTACATCTTGTCGATGTACTCAGGGGTCGACGACGTTGCAAACACCTTGACGGTGAATTCAACGTTGTGGCGATCCTGTACCACACCGTTCGTGTCCTTCGCATTACTGTGACGGACTTTGGCACGGTATTCCTGCAGTGACTCCCGAAGGAGGTACTCGGAATCATACGTGCCGTCTTTGATCTTCGGTAGCACTTTCGCGCTACCGGAAATCGTGACGCTGAGGGTGTCCCCTAGCATGAACAAATCTCCTCGTTGCACCAAGGTGGCCGTGGTTAACCACGACGCCTTTGGATTGCAAGCGAACCAAGGATAGACCATTTATTCGCCGTTAAAAACGGCAAAGCAGTAAAAGCAAACGGAGACGGAGTGGCGAGTTGCCTCACCTTTGTCTCATAGAGTGTTCCAACGTTTCCAACGATGGTGACACCCTGCGGCGGCGCCTGAGTAATACGCACACTAGCCCTAGTGGTTTTGTGTGTCATAATACAACAGCCTGCCGGCTTGACGGGAATGGTATTTTGGTTGGCGGCAATAAAATTGCCGAATCCCGCATACCAATCAATGAGCCACGACCAGGGAGTCAATTCCCATATGGTCGGAAGCGCATTGTTCCAATTAAGCCCATATGCCAGTTTACGAGCGACGTTCAGTCGCTTTTCTCTGGTATTGATGAGCTTACGGCCACTGCTACTAAGGACCCATCGAACCGATCCCCACACTTCTGTGCGGACGATCGTCTCACGGGCCCCCATAACAGTGAATCCCTGATTCCACAACGTTTGTGGCGTCAACCATGACGCCGATGTGGAATGGTCAAGCTTCCGTCGTCTCCTGAGGTAGCCTCCGCGATAGAGCTTCTCTAACATACGGGCACGTTTAAGAACGTTTCCCATAAAATCGAGAAGTTTTCGCAGATCGCTGATCATGGGCTTAAAGCCCCATCGCCATTGTAAATGCCGGTTGGCCGCCTCCTTGGC